AAGCCTAAGCGAGACCCTGACAAACCGGCGGCGGTGATCATCAAGCCGATGGAGCCGCCGCCGGGCTTCCGGTTCTTCACAATAGGGCCGGAGCAAATGGACGCGATACCGCTTTGCAATTGCGGATCGTACATGACTACCGAAACGCTCGAAGGTGAATGGCTTTGCCGCTGGTGCGAACCGGAGCGAGCGAGAGAACGCGGAGAGCGGACGATCGGGCTACTAAAAGCACGGGCGAAGATTTTACAAAACAACGGACCAACAAAGAGAGAAATCAAATGACACAGCGAAAATTGGACGATGGTCTAATCCGGAGATTGCGAGCAGCGAAAGACGCTTTGATAAATGTTAATTGGAAGCTGACCTCAGAGGGGCATGATTTTTGGGAAGATATATATAATCGCATTCAAAACAAAGCCAACCACGGCACAACCGACGGGAAGCCGTGGGTCGAGCCGGAACTAACCGACGAAGACGCGCTGCGGCGGCCGTGGGTCAAGGTTAAAGACTACGAAGAAACAAGTTGGTCCTCTTTTGTTGTAAGGCTTGTTTACGTGAAGCCAGCAGGGAGCAAGTATAGGTTTTCGGCTGAAGATCCAAACGACGATCACGAAGTGCGGAAATGGAACTTCTGCCGCATTGCCACCCCAGAAGAGATCGAGGCCGCCAATGCCGACCGATAATGACATCACCGAGCACTTCGGCGAGCGTGCGGCCATCGCAGAGCACGACGGCGGATTGTCGCGGCGGCTGGCGGAGTACAACGCGGCACGGGTGACGCGGGAAGCCTACGGAAGGCTGACCGATGAGATCGAAAGGCAGATGAAAGAAACGAGAGGACTATGAGCGAACTACCGGAAGACCTGACGCGGCTTATCAAAAATGATTTGCGCGTAGACTTCGGCGACGATTACCACAGCGTAGTTGTCACCGTTGGAGATCGAAAATTCTGGAGGCTTGACAGGAGATGGCGATACAAGAGCGGCCCATATTGCGGAGTTCATGAACTTGTAAAAGCGATGATCGATTTCGAAAATCGCGATGGTTTTAATATGACAAACAATCAAGGCAGAATTTTTGAGTTTGTTGTTGAGCAGTTCGGAAGTGCAATTGACGCGGCATGTGAAACGATTTCCGAACTTCGGAGGCAGATCATCAAACAAAACGGAATACCAAAACCGCAGGTTGATTATTTTCCTGGTCAGTTTGATAGAAGCCAATACGAAACAGGAAAGCGAACTTCATACGTTTATTTGATGAGGCACACAAACGGACTAACGAAAATAGGATTTTCGCATTCGCCACAAGCAAGAGAAAAGACGCTTCAAGCGGAAGATCCGAGGTTGCGACTGTTTGCAACAAAGCAAGCACCAAAAAGTATTGAGACTCGTTTGCATCGCATTTTTGCCGACAAGAGGGTGCGCGGCGAATGGTTTGAGCTGTCTAGTCGTGAAATTGATTGGATGGTTTTTCTTTGCGGTTTTGAGTCGATAGAGGATTTGGCAGTTGTCAACGGTTGACAATGCGGTAAGATTTGACAAGCCGTAGCGGGCTACCAACAACACAACCACCGGCGGTGCCTTCGTGCCTATTCAGGCTGGCCCGCTACGCCGCGCCGCCGGTGGCTTTTTGGTGTTTTCATGGATTACGAAGAGTTCATCCGATCGAAGGTGCGATCGGCAAGGCCGCTGGGCTTTGAGGTTGCGGTTGGCGAGCTTCCGAAGGCTCTAAAGGGCTGGCAGGCTAAATGCGTCCAGTGGTCGCTACAGCGTGGCCGAGCGGCTTTGTTTGAAGATACTGGCCTAGGTAAGACGATCCAGCAACTAGCCTGGGCGGACGCGGTTTGCAAGCGATCGCAGCGGCCGGTGGTGATTCATACGCCGGTTGGCATCCGAGCCCAAACAAAACGAGAGGCCGAAAAATTCGGCATCAAAACGCCCGTTGCTGTGGTCGATGAGAAAAGCGAAATTGTCGAGGGTATTAACCTCATCAATTACGAAAAGCTTCACAAGTTTGACGCTTCGATTTGGTCGGGTGTCGTGCTTGACGAATCGCAGATCCTCAAAAATTTTACCGGGAAGATCAAGCAGGAGTTGATCGACTCATATCGCGAAACGCCATACCGCTTGGCATGTACCGCGACGCCGGCACCCAACGACCACAAAGAACTGGGCAACCACGCCGATTTTCTTGGAGTCATGCCATCAAACGAAATGCTTTCGCGGTGGTTTATCAACGACACCATGAAGGCAGGTGGCTACCGCTTGAAGAAACACGCCCAAAAGGACTTTTGGCGATGGGTAACCTCGTGGGCCGTTTGTCTTTCGCGTCCGTCTGATCTTGGCGGAAGCGACGACGGATATATCTTGCCACCGCTGACCGTTGAGCGGCACATTGTGAGCGTTGCTTACGATGGCGTCGCCGATGGCTTTCTATTTGACGTCGAAGGAATTTCGGCGACAAACATTCACGAAGAAAAGCGACGGACCAACACCGAGCGAGCTAAGCGAGTTGCGGAGATTGTGCGTGAGTCAGAGCGGCCGGCGATTGTCTGGTGTTATACCGACTACGAATCTTCGGAGTTAATGAAGCATGTCGACGGAGCTGTTGAGGTTCGCGGGTCGATGCCGGAGAAGAAAAAGCAGGATTTGCTCTTAGGCTTCGCCGAAGGGCAGTTTCCGGTACTGGTGACAAAGCCGTCTATCGCTGGCGTAGGACTGAACTTTCAGGTTTGCAATACGCAAGTGTTCGCGTCGCTTTCGTTTTCGTTTGAAGAGTATTATCAGGCGGTTCGAAGGTCTTGGAGATTCGGTCAAACGCGGCCGGTCAGGGTTCACATAATCGGCAGCGACGCGGACGCAAACATCGAAAAGAGCATTGCCCGAAAGGGTGCCGATCACGGTTTGATGCAAGCGTCGATGGCGGAAGTTGTTAGGCAGTTTGGCTTGGGCAATCAAGCCGAATTGATGCGGGTCGGTTTATCGGCGTCGGCGGTTCCGACGATTCCTAGTTTCTTAAAATCAAAGGCAGGTGTTTGAAATGGGTTGCATGAACGAACAACACGGAGCGGACTGGACATTTTACAACGGCGATTGCGTCGACCTTATGCGGGACTTGCCCGATAACTCGATCGACTTTTGCATTCACTCGCCGCCGTTTTCTTCGCTGTACATCTACAGCGATTCGGAGAACGACATGGGCAACGCAGCGAACGACGAAGAGTTCTTTCGGCACTACGCTTTCGCAATCAAAGAACTTTATCGGCTGACAGTTCCGGGTCGCCTTTGTGCGGTCCATTGCAAGGACTTGCCGCGATATGCGAACGTATACGGCACGACGGGGCTTATAGACTTTCCTGGGGCTTGTATTCAGGAGTTCGAGGCCGCTGGTTGGGTCTTTCATTCGCGGGCAACGATCTGGAAATGCCCCGTAACGGAGCGCGAGCGGACCAACAATAACGGACTGCTTCACAAGACCGTTAGGCGTGATACGTCGCAGGTGCGGCAAGGCATGGCGGATTACCTGATCGTCTTTCGAAAGCCGCCAAGCGAAGGAAGCGGCTTGATGAGCGACAAGCCTATCGTTAGGCCGAAGGGATTCGCGCGATACATCGGTGAGGCTGGAAGCTCAAACGATAGTCACCCGTCTCCGTTTTCAAGAAAGAAAAACGCGGCCGATCCGTCGATCGATATTTGGCGAAGATACGCGGAGCCGGTTTGGTGGGACATCAATCAAACGGACGTGTTAAACTTCAAACTGGCGACAACGGAAAACGATGAGAAGCACATTTGCCCGCTACAGCTTGGGTTGATCGAAAGAGCGGTTGACCTATGGACGCTTCCCGGCGATGTTGTGTTTTCGCCATTCGGTGGCGTTGGAAGCGAGGGCGTAGGGTCACTTAGGTGCGGCCGAAAGTTTGTGGGCGTAGAGCTTAAAGAGTCGTATTGGCAACATGGTTGCAATTTTCTGCGATCACAAGAGGAGAAGAAAAACGTCCCGATGCTGCCGTTCGATGATGCGATCGAAGCCGACGACGTTTTTTAGTTGCGAACAGGTTGACAATTTGCTATAGTGTACGAAATAGGCTTGACCGGCCTACAAACCAAGCCGCTGCCCGGATTCATTCGCGTTCTGCGATTGCCGGTCAAGCATCCGGGCAGCGGTGTTTTTTTGGTGAAGTGATGACCGATCCGCCACAGATCGATTACCCAAAGCGAGATAAGTTTTTCGCGCACAAAGCCTTCCGCAAGATGCACAAATCGAGTGCGGCGGCGGACATGGGGCGGGATGCTTTTTGCTTAGTCGCGGTTGTCCTTCACACCGAAGACGCGGCACGCTACCGAGGGCCGGTTCGGTTCTTCAACTCGCAACTAATGGAGACACTAGGC